CGGTGCCGTGACCTGGGGTGGCGGCGGTGTTGGCGTTGGTGCTCGTTCTATTGGCGAATTTGCCGGTATGAACGTAATCATGGATCCTGCAGTTAATACTGTGGCTCCTGGCACTGGCGGTCACCAGCGTGAGTTCTATTGCTATCTCACGAAAGCTGGTGCGATCATGGAGGGCGTTCAGCAGGAGCTTCGCATTGAAGCTGACCGGAACGTGCTCTCGAAGCAAGACGTCCTCTCTGTTGACTACCACTCCACCTATCACGTAATGGGTACTGCATGGGGTGGCAGCTTTGACAACCCGAACAACAGCGACCTTGCTACTGCTGGCAACTGGTCTGCTACTTATGACATTGATTTGGTGCCTATGGTCCAAATTACCGTCAACAGCTCGCTGGATACCAGCACTATCTGATCTTGATCAGAGCAAAGGCCCTACCATTAGGTGGGGCCACCTTCTTTTTTTAGCTATGGCTGCCACGATCAACGCCACTCTCAGCAGCGCGTCAGCCAACAGCTACGTGACCCTGGCTGAAGCCGACGCATATTTTGAGACCGTTCCAAGCAGCACGCAGTGGGACAACAAGAGTGATGACAAGAAAAACCGTGCATTGATCTCAGCTACTCGCTGGATCGATACGTTGAATTTTTATGGTGATCGTTGCGATGCGGACCAAGCTTTGAGCTGGCCTCGTAATAATTATCACGTTGATCGGGTAGAGCTAGTTTGCACAGCAATTCCGAACGACATCAAATATGCAGCGTTCGAGTTGGCGAATGCTTTAGCCAATGACACGGACTCAATTACAGGGACTACCGGCGATACGGGGCTATACGAGTCCGTCAAGCTCGGCGAAATGGAAGTCAAGTACAACACTTCTAGCCAAGCTACGGGAACGGTCAATAATGTCTTTGATGTTTATCCTTGGCTCCAGTCTTACCTTGGTGCTTATTGCCTTGGTGGGAGCGGCAGCTACCAGATCCGTACCGTAAGAGGTTGACATGGCTGGAGCGCTAGACACCCTTTTCAAGAACGTCGCCAAGTCGGTTGTCGCCGATCTAGGCAAGTCTTTTGACCACACAATTACTTACATAAAGAAGGCATCTCCTAGCTACAACGTTGCCACTGGAGCGTTGACGACTACTGATACGACGTATTCAATTGAGGTGCCAGTTGAATTTATTGATTCTACAGAGGAGCAGGAAGGGCAAGAGCAGCGTAAAGCAAGGCTGTATGTGACTCCTGATTTGATTGGTGACGGTCAGCCTACTTTTGAAGATACGGTCACATTAAAGTATGCAGGATCCGACCGGATTGCTCAGATTGTGGATATTCGCACGTACAAAGGAGGCCAAGAGTATTTGTATATTCTTGAGGTGCTGTTCTAATGGCAAAACGTGGCATTGGTCAGATTGAGACTGACCTTGAGCAGCAACTTAATGCAGCCTTTAATCAATTAATTGCTGATACAGTTAATGGATTATCTTCTACCACCAGCCCCGTAGACACAGGATTTTTTGCGTCTAGCTGGAAGGCGTCTACTCAAAGACCACAAGCAAAAGATGAAAAAACTGAGCCTTGGTCAACGTATGACAAAGGTTCAAATAAAGGCACAATTAAGCCGCGTTATCCAATCCCTAAGTTTAACTATAAAAGGCAACCGACTGTTTATGTAGGCAACACTGCTGTGTATGCTTTGCAAGCATTCGCTTCGCCCAAGTCAAATATCCCGCAGTTCGTACAGGGCGAAATGCGAGACAAAGTAAATAATGCTTTCCAGGAGCGAAGAGCGGGTAGGATTTTTGCTGCTACTGGACAGCGCACGGTCGCGCCTGTCGGCTATGAACAACTTGGTGGCTAAGTTATGACTCTTGTAAATGCTCGCGCTGCTTTTGAAAAAGCAGTCACTGACGCTGTTACAGACGCTGATGACACAGTGCTGATGGTGTATGACAACGTTCGTTTTACGACTCCTGGCAAGAGTAAAAAATACGTTGTTATGAGCGTCAATTTCAACCGCTCAACGCTGCAGAATCAAGGCGCAGCCTCTGACTATTACAGCGGCGTGATCCAGTGCAACGTTTACGTCCCAAAATCAGCTGGAACGTCCGTCCTGTCTGCGATTAGCGAATCTGTTATTGACGGCTTGACCTCAGTAAATGCCACCAGCTATACAGACACATTTAGTGTCTCTCCAAGGGTTATGGACGTTACAGGCCCAAGCCCTATTGAGCTAGAAGATCGACCGCATTTTCTGGGGATTATTTCTTGTCAATTTACAGCAGTCGTGTAGTATATTGATCGAAACGGCATTGATTTATGCGGGCCACCGAACTGCTTCGGAACAAGTTTGGCGTTAGCCAGCTTTACAAGTACGAGGTAAAAGAAGGCGACGAGGTGGTGCTTGAGGTGTTTTGGCACCCACTTACTATTGATGAGCGCGAGTCGATTCAGAAAAAAGTTGATGCTGCTGAAAGCAACGACTTTGCTTTAGGCCTGATGGTCGAAAAAGCATTGGATGAGGATGGCAAACGCCTCTTCCAAGATGGTGAGCGGGCCGCACTTAGAAACGCTGTAGCCGCTTCTGTCCTCCAAGAAATTCAGCTTGCCATGCTGAACTCTGGAACGGAGCATAAGGTGGAGGAAGCGAAGGCAGACCTTAAAAGCAAGTAACGACTGGTATTTTATTTTCTTCTTGGCGAAAGAGCTGGGCATGACGGTTGCTCAGCTTTCGCGTGATTTGACGCAAGAAGAGCTGGTCGGCTGGGCTGCTTACTTCGAGTTGCATAATGAGCAGCAGGAGAAAGCGATCCAGAACGCTAAGGCAGGCAAAGGGGCGCGAACGATGGGTGGGCGGTAGACTGGAGCGCAAGGCTCTACGTGTTTCGCCGTGGCTAACTACAACGTAGATATTGAATTTGCGGTTAAAGGCCAGCAACGTTTAAATCAAGTAAAAAGTTCGCTTTCGCAAATAAATCAATTAACTCAAAGTTTAAAACCTTTAAATTTACTCGCGCCAGGAGGTGGAAAGCTAGCTGATCAAGTTAGGCAGGCGATGAAGCCGCTTAAAGATTTTGCAAGAGAAGCCCAAAACGGTACTAAGCAATATTCAAATACTTTGGCGGGAGCGACTGCTCAGGCCCGAACATTTGAAACGGTTTTAAAAAATGTCAAAGTTGCTGCTGGTGGTTACTCAAGACAGGTTTCAGAGGTCAAAGGATTTGCAGATGCTTTTGCTCAGGCTAGTGCCCAAGCAGAGCGCCTTAATAGAAACTTAGACAAGCTAAAGCAAGATGCTTTTCAAAGAGCAGGACTCCCTATCGGTCCAGCATCACAGCTGGGCACACTTGAGGCTGACCTAGAAAGAATAGAATTTGAAAGGCGTAAGAGGGAGCAATATAGCCGCCCAATAGGCCCTAAACCAAGGGGCGCCAGCAGTTTTGGTAGAGGCGGACGTGGTTTTGGAGGTCTTCAAAGTGCTGCACTTGGCGTTGGCTTTCCGTTGTTATTTGGCGGTGGAGCGGGCTCAATTACTGGCGGCCTGTTAGGCAGCGCAGGCGGCTTTGGCGGTCAAATTCTTGGCAGTGCTATCGGCCAGCAAGTTGACCAAACAGTTGGAGCTATTGCAAGGCTTGGGCAAGCTTTAAACCCTCTAACGGCTGATATTGACGCTGTAGTAAAAGCTGTAGGTGAAAGCGGAACAGAGTTTGAAAAACTTGTAAAAGAGCTAGAAAAAGCCGCTGGAGCAGAAGCGGCGTTGGCGACTGTGACCGATAGGCTGGCTATTCTTGTGGGCAAAAATGGGGTAAGCGCTTTAACACAGTTTGGCGATGAAACGGCTGAATTGGGCAACACATTTTCGATAACACTTACCCAAATAGGTGCAGCGGTAGCTGAGTTAATAAATAAATCAGGCATTCTTAATAGTATTATTGCCAAGTTAGCTTTTGACAACCAATTGCGTGCAGGGTTAGCAAATACTACAGACCCTGAGATGCAACGCTTAAAACAAGAACGTCAAAGTTTTATAGATAGCCAGGGCGGCGTAGTCTATGAAGAAGACATTCAGCCTTACAAGGAAAGAATTGTACTACGTCAGCAAGAGCTAGCAATAGAAAGACAGCAAACTATTGAAAGAGAGGCAAGAGCGCAAATAGAAAAAGCGCAAGCTGCAAACAATGCAGCGACTGTTAGTGCTCTTCAGTCTCAGCTAGACCTTAAAAAGTCAGGTTTAGATTTAACAACACAAGAAGGGTTTCAGCTTGCAATTATTGCTAAGAGTAAAGAACTAGACGAACAAACTCAAAGAGAAATTGGCAAGGGAGTAAGCGCAGAGGTGCAACAGCTAAGGCGCAAGCTTGCGATGCTTGACTTGGTTAACGAAAAGAAAGAGCAAGAGCGCAGAAGAGAGGAGGAGCGCAGAAGAGCAGAAGAAAAAGCTAATCGAACGCGGCGTCAGCTAGAAGCTAATTTACTTGCAGAAGGCAATAAACAGCAACAAATTGAAAACAAAATAATTGAAGCAACTAAAGGTCGAGCGGCAGCAATTGAAAAAGAGTTGGCTGATATTCAAGCCGCTTACACCGCAGACGCGCAAAGAATTATTCTTACTACAGAAAGCAGAGACCTCGCTCAGGAAAAAGTAAACACTTTGGCAAAAGAGTACGAATTAAAGCAACTGCTTTTGCGCCAAGAATACACAGAATTGCAACTTAAAAAAGATTTGC